CACAAATTATTTCATTTCAGAAATTAGGGTTTGTAATTCGGGGTGGTTCACTTGGTTCGACCTAGATTGCTTGGGCCTGCGGATTGCTCGCGGCTCGATTGCAGCTTGCCTAGGCGTTCTCGTATTGATGGGGAATGGTTCTGCGCTAAGCATGTTGATCAAATCAGAAAGAATCGCAAATACAGAGAAAGCCACCAGCCAGTTGAGGTCTGTTGCCTAACCTGTGGCGTGACCTTTAAAGCTGAGGTTGGAGACAATAGGCGAAAGTTTTGCGGGAAAAAGTGTCTGAGTTCCTTTGGCACGGCCAAGAAAAGGCCGCCTGAATTGGATATACAGCGGGTATGCTTTGAATGCGCCGCTTCGTTCTGTCCTGTCAGAACCTATCAGGCTTTTTGCTCAATTCCTTGCCAGCGCAAGAATTTAGCTAGAGCAAGAAATCACAAGAGGCGAGCAGAGCAAAAGGCCCTTCCTTATGAGCGGGTCAACCCCGTGACAATTCATGAGCGTGATGGGTGGATTTGCAAATTGCAAATATCTGACAAGTGCAAAGGGCACTCACTCAGGGGAAAAATGGGGACAAGCCATCCACAAGCGCCAGAAATGGACCATATTGTCCCGCATTCTCTAGGCGGCGCGACGGTCAAAAGCAACCTTCAAAGCTCTTGTAGAGCTTGCAACCAGATGAAAGGTAACCGCCCCATCGGGCAGTTGAGGGTCTTTTAATGGTCAGAGGTAGACCGCCCAAAGCAACTAAGCTGCTAGAGCTGAATGGGACTTTACGCAAGCACCCTGAAATTAGGCGTGCCCGTGCCAACGAGGTTCAGCCACAGCCGGGGGAATTCCCAGGCTTCCGTAGCATGGAAGGCAAGACTCAGGAAAACGCATTCGACCTCATTGTGGCCTGTGCGCCTCCAGGCGTTTTGACCCCTTCTGATTGGATCACCGTCAATGAGATGTCGCGCCTCCTTTTCCTGTCCTGGAACGATGCCTGTACCGCGTCGGAGCGCCATCTACTCATGGCCATGCTTGGCAAATTCGGCATGAACCCCAGCGACAGGACGCGGCTGCAAGTTACGCCGGAGGCGAAGCCTAAAAACCGGTGGAGCAGCACTGGATAGCGAGGACCTATGGCGGATGAATGGGCCAAAATAGCCAACAAGTACGCCGATGATGTAGTTAACGGCCGCATCCCTACTGGCGAATACGTCAAGGCAGCCTGTCGAAGGCACCTAAAAGACCTCAAAAAGCAAACCACCAAGCGGTTTCTGTACCGCTTCAGCGAGCAAAAAGCCGCCAAGGTGTGCGACTTCATCTCCAAATTGCGCCACATCAAAGGCAAATGGGCTGGCACAGAGATCCATCTGGAGCCGTGGCAAGTCTTTTTCCTTGCCTGCGTTTTCGGCTGGGTGCGGAAGTCGGACGACAAGCGCCGATTTCGCGAAGCTTACCTTGAAGTGGCCAGGAAAAATGCCAAGTCTACTATTGCCGCTGGTATTGGGCTTTACATGCTCAGTGATGACGGCGAGCCAGGCGCGGAAGTCTATTCCGGCGCGACCTCTGAGCGGCAGGCCTGGGAAGTATTCGCACCAGCAAGGCTGATGGCCAAGCGTGACCCTGATTTTCTGGAGCACTTTGGAATCACCGTCGGCGCTCAGTCGCTCTTTTCCGAAGAAGCGGCCTCCAAGTTTCAGCCGATTGTGGGCAATCCAGGCGACGGCGCCAGCCCGCATTGCTCGATTACGGACGAATACCACGAGCATCCCAACGCCAACCAATACGAGACAATGACCACCGGGATGGGGGCCAGGGAACAACCGCTGGCGCTCATCATCACCACTGCCGGATCAGACGTCTCTGGTCCATGCTTTCAAAAGCGGGATGAAATCATAAAGATCCTGTCTGGTGTCATCGATGACGATTCAGTATTCGGGATGATATATACTCTCGATGAAAAGGACATCTGGTCCGACTTTTCCAACTGGATCAAGGCGAATCCCAATATCGGCGTCTCTGTTTTCGAGGACTACCTGCAAAAGCAGCTCCTCACGGCAAAACAGAACGTCGAAAAGCAAAACAAGATTCGCTGCAAGCATCTCAATCAGTGGATGAATGCGGCAACAGCCTGGATGGATATGGGCAAATGGCGCCGGTGTACTGACACCACGCTGTCATTGGATGATTTTACCGGCAAGAAGTGCATTATCGCCCTGGATTTGGCGACAAAAATCGACCTCACGGCCAAGGCTTATCTCTTCCAGGAAGACGGCAAACGCTATCTATTTCTGAAATACTACCTGCCAGAAGAGACGATCGAGCTGTCCCACAACGATCACTACCGGCGATGGGCAGCTCAAGGCTGGATAACGGAGACAATGGGCAACGTCCTCGACTTCGGCCAGGTCAAAGAGGATCTACTGGCCGATGCCGATCGCTTCGATGTCACCCACATCGCCTATGACCCTTGGCAGGCCACACAGCTTGCCACTGAGCTACTGGCCGAAGGTGCGCCGATGCTCAAGTATCCCAACACCGTGGCGACAATGAGCGAGGCCATGAAGCAGCTTCAAGCTGAGATCTATGGTCAACAGCTTGTGTCGAATGGGGATCCTGTCCTCGACTGGATGATGTCCAATGTGACCGCCAAGATCGACTTCAAGGACAATATTTTCCCTCGCAAGGAAATCGACAAGAATAAAATTGACGGTGTCGTGGCGGCCATCATGGCCATGGGCGTATCGATCCAGCACCAGGACACCTACATTAGTGGCTACGAAAGCGGAATCGAGTTCATATAGATGGGATTAATTCAAAGCATTGGCGACTTTTTCAGGCCGCAAGCCTCGACGCCTGGCCCGCTGGATGATTTCTGGTACAGCGGCACGCCGTACACCACCCATGTTGGCGTCCGGGTCAACCCCACAACTGCCATGAAAGTGACTGCCTTGTATGCCTGCATCCGGCTGCTGTCTGAAACCGGCGGATCAGTGCCTTGTCAACTCTTTCGGCGACTCGAAGACGATTCAAAAGAACTGGCCACAGACCATTCCCTGTATAATGTCCTGCTGAATCAGCCGAACGACTACCAGACAACCTTTGATTTTTGGGAGCAAGTCATCCGCTGCTGCGGTTTACGCGGCTTCTTCTATGCTGAAATTGTGTTAGGCCCCTTGGGCCAAGTTGCCCAGCTGCGCCCGTTGCACCCCGACAGGGTGATCCACGAGCTTCAGCCGAGCGGGAAAATGCTGTACCGTTACCTCGATCCTACTGGCCGAGAGCGGATTTTTAACACCAAAGACCTCTTCCGGGTCATGTACTACACCGAAGAAGACGGCATGACGCCGATTTCTCCTATATCGGCCAACGCCGACACCGTGGGAATCACTGAAGCGGCTGAACGATACGCCGCAAGTTACTTTGGCAACTCGGCCATCCCGGGTGGGTCCCTCGAAGCCGATGGTAAGCTTAGTCCCGAGGCCAGAAAAGAAATAGCCCGTAGCTGGAACGCGACTCACAAAGGCCCGGATAACGCCGGGAAAATCGCGGTGCTGGATCAGGGCTTGAAATTCAAGCAAATCACCATCAACAACCAGGATTCACAGCTGCTAGAAACGCGCCAGTGGCAATTGACAGACATTTGCAGGGTGTACAGAGTGCCACCGCACCTTGTGCAGGACTTGACCCGCTCCACCTTTACCAATATTGAACATCAGTCGCTGGATTTTATCACGCATACCATGCGGCCATGGTTTCGGCGGATCGAAACCGCCATCAGCCGGGATCTCATGATGGCCATCGAGCGCCCAGACTACTTCGCCCGCTTCAATTTGAATGATCTCCTGGCGGCTGACGCTGCCGCACGCGCTGCCTTCTATTCCAGCGGCATCCAAAATGGCTGGATGACCCGTAACGAGGCCCGGAAATTCGAGAATCTAAACCCCCTGGACGAACTGGACGAGCCTTTGATGCCCTCAAACCTGCGGGGCGTTAACGATCCGGCTCCAGAATCGTCACAAGCCTTTGGCCCCGGCCAGCAATCCACCAGTAATGGCGGCAATGAGGACTGACATGAAATATTCCCGAATCTACGGCGCCATGTGCGCCATGCCATGGATGCTCCAGCCGGAAAAGCTGGAAGCCTTCATGGAGGTTTTGGCCCTCCGTATGGAAGGCGGCAAGCTGTCCCCGGATGAAGTGGCCGAACGGACCGAGCATCCCCGGCAGAATCAAGCCCGGGAAATGACTCTTTTCGCCATCGACGTCGAAGCAGCGGCCCCACGTGGAAGCGCCTCAGGCCAGACCCCGCAGAATATCGCAGTGATCCCCGTCTATGGCGTCATCATGCACCGACCCAGCATGGGCGTGTCCAGCGGTGGCGGCTTTAGCATCCAGGATTTCCGGGAACAATTCCGAGCAGCATTGGCCAACCCCAGCGTGGCCGCCATTGTACTGGATGTGGATTCCCCTGGGGGATCCGTTGACGGCGTGGAAGAAATGGCGACAGAGATCTACCAAGCCCGCAGTCAAAAGAAAATTGTCGCCGTCGCCGATACATTGGCGGCCAGTGCGGCCTATTATCTCGGCTCAGCCGCTGAAGAACTGGCCGTGACCCCCAGCGGCGAAGTCGGAAGCATCGGCGTGTATATGGTGCACCAGGATTTGACAGCCGCTTACGAGCAAAATGGCGTCAAGAATACCCTGATTAAGGCTGGAAAGTTCAAAGCCGAGGGTAATCCCTGGATGCCGCTGGACGAAGAGTCAATATATAGCCTGCAATCACAAGTCGATGCCCACTATGACATGTTCACCAAGGCTGTCGCCCGAAACCGGGGCGTCGGCATTGACGCCGTGCGCAATGGCTTTGGGCAGGGCCGCAGCGTAATGGCTAAAGAGGCCGTACGGCTTGGGATGGCCGACAAAGTGGCCACCCTGGATGAAGTTTTAAAAAGCCTTGGGGCAAAAGGCAACAGCAAGAGTAAAAAAATGTCCGGTGAGGCGGAATTTCCGGGCGCTCAGGCAGAAAGCGATGCTGCTGGGTCTTTGGACGCAGCGCTACGGCAGCGCGAACTGGACATTTAGAATCAATTAATAAAGGAGTATCTATATAATGAACGACGCGATCGTTTCGCTTCAGCGCGAGTTGGCCGCCATTCAGGCCGATATGGAAAAGCTGCACACCGATTCCGGCAATAATGCGCTAACCTCTGAGCAGGAAATCAGATGGGGCCAACTGCTTGAGCATAAAAATGTAAAAAAAGCGGCGCTTAAACGGGAAATTGACCTCCACGAAGACGATAAGGCTGTAGCCGCGATGTCTCCGAGGGAAAAGGAATTCCTGGAAGACGCTGCTCGCGAGGAAGCACGCCAGAATCCGAGGCTGTTTTCCAGCTATGGGGAGCAGATGCAAGCCATCTATCGTGCCGTGCAGTCCCATGGCCGTGATGTGGATGAGCGCCTGTTGAAAATCAACGCCGCCGCCAGCGGTGCTGCTACCAGCCCGCAAGAAGACGGGGGTTATTTAATCCAGAAACAGTTCATGCAGGAAATCTGGCAGAATCCGGTTGCTGTTGGTCAATTGGCCGCACGCTGCACCAAGTACACCATTGGGGACGGCTTCAACGGGATCAAAGTCCCTTCACTGCGGGATACTAACCGCACAGATGGAAATCGCTTCGGCGGCGTGGCCGTGTACCGTGCGGGCGAAGCCTCCAGCGTGGACTTCACCAAGATCAAATTCGATATTACAGAAATGTACGCAAACAAAATGCAAGGCTATTTCGCGCTGACGCATGAAGTTCTTCGCGATGCCTCCGCCGTCGAGTCTCTGACTAAAATAGCGATTGGACAGGAGTTTGCCGTCGTTCTGGACGAAGAGATCTTTGATGGCGATGGGGGACAAGGCCGCTGCAAAGGCTTCATGAACAGCGGGGCCAAGGTTTCCGTTTCAAAAGAAGCCAACCAGGCCGCTGCTACTTTGGTTCCACAGAATATTACGAAGATGGTTGCCCGTTTGCACCCTAATTCTCAAGCAAGCGCTGTTTGGTTGGCAAACATCAACATCATGCCTGAATTGGCGCTGATGACGCTACCCATCGGGACAGCTGGTATCCCAGTATTTCTGCCCCCTTCCGGCTTGGTTTCTGCTCCGGGTGGCATGCTGTACGGCAAGCCGATCGTTTTTGTCGAAACAGCTGAAACGATTGGGACTGAAGGCGATCTGGTGCTGGCTGATCTGAGCCAATACGCGCTGGTGCAAAAAGAGGGAATGCGGGTTGCCCAATCCGAGCATGTTCTGTTTGCAAGTGATCAGGTTGTCTTCCGTTTCACGATGGAAGTCGGGGGTCAATCCAAGTACAACGAGCCGATCACGCCGAAAAAAGGCAGCGGAACGCTCTCGCCATTTGTGACGTTGGCAACGCGCTCGTAGTTTCTAGCCTTTTGGCCGGGGAATCGGCGGAATCTCCCCGGCCAAAACCCACTGTTTAAAGTATTAATTAGGGAGATTCCGCCATGAAAAATCAAGGCATTCCGTTTATTGGCAGTCTACATGTTGTCAACTCGCTGCCTCCTTCGACAAACGCAACAGGCAGTTCAAACCTCGCCAGCGACGTGATGGCGCTGAAAAATTACAACCGGGCGACAACCATTATCACTTTTTCGACCCACGCGGATGCTGCTATTTTGACGGTCTATAAGTCCAGCGACTTGACGGCTAACAGCACTCAGTCAATCGCTTTTAGCTACAACTACAGCACCCAGGCAAGCGTGGATACACTCAGCACTGCGCAATCCGCCACGAGCACAGGCATTTCCCTGGGCACTGTTGACAACGGAATCGTAGTGTTTGAGTTGTCAATGGATGACCTCACCTCTACTGGCGGCATTAGCGCGACCACAGACGTGACTTTTTCAAATTTCTACTACACTTTGACCGAATCGACCGGCCACTCTGTCTCTGGGGTTACTATCCTTTCCGGCGCTCGCTACGGTCGTAGCCCGATGCCGACCGCGATCGCGTAGGGGGGTGAGAGATGGGACTGAAATCCACATACAACTCCACGTATGCGGCCACGCAAGGCGGTTTGAGGTTTGAAAGTAATTCGACGCAGAACGCATCGATTATTTACTCCAGTCAGGTCCTTGATATTTACAATTCCGGCGCATCGCAATGTGTACCCGTGATTGCAGCGGCCACATCCGGGACAAACCCGGCATTTGGCCATCTGAGCATCACTGGCTCAAGCGCGAGCGCATTGACCTATTACCTGGATGCCCCGACAAGTCCTTACGGTCAGCGAATCACGGTGAAGTGCCTAAATACTAGCACCAGTTCCAGGCAGTCTGTTTGGGCGTCTACCGATGGCTCGGTTACGTGGGACGGCACCAACCAAGTGGCTGTTTTCAGCTCTTCTGGCGGCGCTGAGGTTAGCAACTGGTTCAAGGCCGTTTCGGTGTCCTCGCAACGATGGCACCTGCTGGGCCACAGCACAACCAACCTGCTGTTATCGACACAATCTAGCTAAAAGTCAGTCATAGAAAGGCGGAATCTATGGAACCTATTATCGAAATCTCTATGGCCCAAACAGGGGCGAAACAACCACCCATTTTGAAAGAGCTTCAGGCTGGAAAGCCTGTAGCCCCTTTGAAAAAACGGACGAACAAAGTCGCTATTGTCGGTTTTGCACCGTCTAGCCTGCATCTCGCTCCCTGGCTTGATGACTCGTGGGAAATCTGGACCCTCAATAATATCTATTCAGCGGTCCAGGTTACCCGCTGGGATCGCTGGTTTGAGCTGCATAAAGGTTTCCGAGAATACCCGCCATTCCATGATGTGCGGATTGATGCCGGAAATATTGTTCGGGGAGATTCCCGGCCTGCATCGGGCGTAAAAGTCGAGCATGTCGACTGGCTTAAAGCGCAAACGCCTGACAGGCCTATTTATTTTCTTAAAGATGAGCCGGATATTCCGGCAGCACAGGCTTATCCCCTTGATCAAATTATGGCCTGGTGCGAGAAAAATGGGCATAGTCCCTATTTTAGCAATTCGATCAGCTACATGATCGCCCTGGCCCTCATGGATGGTTATACCACTGTCGGCGTCTGGGGTGTTGACATGGCGGCTGGCGGAGAATATCAAAGCGAGCGACCCTCTGTCGAGTATTGGCTTGCCCTCGTGGAAAAATATGGAAAGTTGGTCCTGCCAAAAGAAACAGAGTTGCTTAAAGCCCGCCTATATGGCTATGAGGCCGATAGCGAATTCGTAACCAAGGCAAAAGTCCGATTCGGCGAGCTGATGGGAAATCATAACCGCGCTATGGGGCAGGCTCGTGAAGCGGAAAACGCCGCAAACTACTTCCGCGGCGCTGCAGAAGACTGTCAGTATTTTATCCAAAATTGGGGAAATGGAGCATAGATTATGGCATACGGGCCAGTTACCTTTCTGAATTTCGAGGCGGTTACAACCGTTGCCAGCAGCAGCTCGCATACGGACGCAATTGATCTGAATGGGAATGTGCCCGTGGGCATCATTGTTTCCACCAACACGCTGGTGTCTACCACCGTTACTTTTGAAGTGGCGAAAGGCAGCACACACACCTTCTACACCTTGGCCAGCAGCTCCGGCGGGGCGCTGACTATAAACACGTCAACACAGGCGGCGCAGCAGTACAAGCTGGACCCGGCGCACTTCTATGGCGCTAATTTCATCAAGTGCGTTATGTCGTCCACGTCAGACGTGAATAAAACACTAACCTGGGTCACTCGACCCTTCAGTTAAAAGCTATGTGGCGGGGGCTTCCACTTCCGCCGTGGCGGCACACGCCGCATTCGCTGACCTCCCCCTGGGTGGATTTCCACCTGGGGGTGTGGTTTGCGGCTTCAAGGAAGGCGGACACCATTAGAATTGCAATTATCCCCGCACGTGGCGGCAGCAAGCGGATCCCTCGGAAAAACATCAAAGAATTCGACGGCAAGCCGATGCTGGCCTATTCCATTGAGGCAGCGAAGTCTTCCAGGTGCTTCGATTACGTTTTTGTATCCTCAGATGACGCGGAAATTCTGCAAATCGCCCGAACCCATGGCGCCATCCCGGCGGTGAGGAGCGAGGATCTTTCCGGCGATATGGTGGGCACGGTTGAGGTCCTTCTGGATTTCCTCCAGGGCTTTCGAGGCGCTGAAACAGTCTGCTGCATCTACCCTTGCAACCCATTTCTGACCGGCGAAAAGCTGCAAAACGGGCTGGCTCAGCACCTTGCCACAGGAGCCGACAGCACTTTTCCCGTGCTGCAATACAGCTATCCGCCGCAACGGGCATTAAAGATTCAAAACGGCATGGCCGAGATGCTCCAGCCGGAGCACTACCCGACACGCTCCCAGGATCTGGAACCTATCTATCACGATGCGGGTCAGTTCTACTGGCTCAATGTGGACGCGCTTCAGGCGCAGCAAAAGCTTTTCATGGCGAAATCGACGCCCCTGATCACCTCAGAAATGGAGGCTCAGGACATCGACACGGTGGAAGATTGGCATTTGGCGGAGGTGAAATATCAGTTATGGCGCAAAAACTCTCAGTGCTCATTGTTGGAGCCGGAACGAAAGGCGCATTCGGCCCAGTCAGCCACGCCGCAGCCTTCAAAGCGGCTGGATTTGATATTGTAGGGTTTGTTGATCCTGATCTGGCCAAAGCCCAGCAGGCCGCCACGCAATGGGGCGGTGAGGCCTTCACCAGCCTGGAAGCGGCGACAAAATACGCTGTTGATGTGGTGACGGTGACGACACCCGATCAAACCCACGAAGCGGTATTGGCGGGGCTTTTCAATTGGCCGAGACTGGTCTTTGCTGAAAAGCCTTTTTGCCAAAGCACCGCTGCCGCAAAAGCGTTTTTACACAGCTTTCAAACCTGCGGCCAGTCGGTCTGCGTCAACTATACCCGGCGATTCGTGCCCGGATTCCATCTGCTAAAAGACACTATTCCCCATTGGGGCAGCTTTCTGGGCGGCACTGCCTTTTATGGGAAGGGCCTCCACAACCTCTGCCACTGGGTGGATACGTTTTTGATGCTGGATCTGGACCCCATGGCCATCCAGTATATCGATATTGATCGAGCAAAGTTAAACGTTTTTGAGGCTGTCCTATATTTTGAAGCGGGGCGCCTGGACATTCGGAATTTCGGTCAGCGCTGGGAATTCACCCCCTCTTGCGATCGGGAAGACTATCCCCAGGATCGGGTACTGGTCGACGGCCAGCCGCTCCATCACGACACTGGCTTGGATTTGGCGATGGAAATCGCCGTCAGTAATATTACCAATCACCTGATAAGCGGAGCACCTCTCCTCAGTACTAGCGAAAACGCCGTCAAGGTGCTGAAAATCTGCGAGGCGCTTGCCTCATGACCGCCATCGGAGAAGAAGAAAAAGCCGCTGTGATGCGGGTACTGGACAGCGGCGTACTGTCGGGATTCCTCGCTGGCGAATTGCACGGCGGGCCAGAAGTGCAGGCCCTGGAAAAAGAATGGGCCGAGTATTTCGGCTTCAAGCACGCGGTCGCCATGAACAGCGCCACGAGCTGTCTGATTGCAGCGTGTGGGGCTTTGCCAATTGGACGAGGCGACAAAGTCCTTATTCCGCCGATGACCATGAGTGCAACGGGTGTAGCCCCCTTAATCTGGGATCAAGAAACCCATTTTGGGGACATCGAAACCGATTATTTTTGCCTTTCGCCTGCCAGCGTCAGGAAGCACCGGCCTGACGCCATCATCACGGTCGATCTTTTTGGGCAAATATCCAACCCTGAATTGCGCCAAATTGCTGACGAGTGGCAAATACCCATCATCCAAGATGCCAGCCAGCGCCCAATTCCTGGTGGCTTTGGCGATATTGTGGTTCATTCCTTGAACTATCACAAGCACATCCACTGTGGCGAAGGTGGCGTTGCTTGTACCGACAGCGATGAGTGGGCCGATAAGCTTCGGCTGATTCGCAATCACGGCGAAAACGCCCCTGGGGATCCAATGCTTGGCTTTAATTTCCGCATGGGCGAGATTGAAGCAGCTATTGCCAGAGTGCAATTAACGAAATTACCTGCTGAAATCAAGCGGCGGCAAGACCTGGCGCAAACTCTTGATGACTTGGCGCCGGTTCGTCCTGGGTTTGGCCACGCCTGGTATTTATTCCCCCATACCAAGCCTGCGGAAGGCCGATTCAAATATCAAAAGCTGGTCAGCGAGATTCTTCATTCATGGACTTACGCCAGCGATACTGCCAGGGCCAAATGGGTCTGGGAATCAATCTGGATGACTCGGCCATGACGGTGCGGCTTGCCCAGCTCCCAGAATTCAGCCCGGTGTATCTTTCTTGGCTGAATGATCCAGAAATCAATCAGTACACGTCACGCGGGGCCTACCCGGTGACAGAAACGGAGGCCCGCCAATATGTTGCCACTTGTCAATCCAGTCAGCGCATCGTATGGGCTGTTTTTGCTCCAGCGCATGTTGGAAATATTAGTCTCCAGCAAATTGATTTAATCAACCGTACAGCCGAACTCGCCATTTTGATCGGCGATAAAACGGCTCAAGGCAAAGGCTACGGCCTGGAGGCTGCAAAGCTGGCCTGTGCCCATGGCTTCAAGCAACTCGGCCTGAACCGCATTTATTGCGGAACTCACCAGGGCAACATAGGTATGCAGAAGCTGGCTGAAAGGCTAGGAATGCGTAAAGAGGGTCAGTCTCGGCAAGCACTTTTTAAAAATGGCAAATTCGCCGATATCCTTCATTACGGCCTTCTGAAAGAGGAATTTTTAAATGCCGATCGCAGCCTCATCAACTGGCGGTAGCTTCACTGTCCTGTCCACCACGGACGCTGGAACTCACCTGCGCGTCACCAGTACCAGCGAAGCCAGTTATATCGGTAGCCTAGTGAGTCTCGCCGTCGAATACGTTGAAAACGTGACTGGCCGCTCTTTGGCAAACAAAAAATATACCTGGAAATTAGACCGATTCCCGGATCGTTATGTCCTATTCTGCCCGAAGCCGCCTCTTGCTTATTCCACAGCGGTCGCCTCGATTACTTATATTGACACCGACGGCTCTACGGATACCTGGGGATCAACCTATTACACTGTGGATGCCCACAGCGTTCCAGCACGAATCACCCCGGCGTATCAAGAGACGTGGCCCATTACGCTGAATGTGCCTAATGCGGTAACAATCACCTTTGACGCCGGGTATACCTCCTCTTCCTTAGTCCCTCATAGCCTGCTGCACGCGGTGCGCTTCATTACCGCCCATTATTGGGCAAATCGCCAGGAAGTGGTGAGCAGCCCAGGCTTTGTGCCGATGCAGGTGCCGAAGAACTCTGACTGGCTGATGGCGCCCTATATTGTCCCATTTTTCGAGGGATATTAGATGCATATCGGCTCACGCGATCGCCAAATTACCATTCAATCCCCCACTGGCTCCGTGGATTCAGAAGGCACCGTGACAAAGAGCTGGAGCACAGGCACACAGGTATGGGCCGAGGTCCTCCAATTCGGCGGCAGAGAGCTTTTCAAGCATGAGAAGATTACCCCCGAAGTAGATACGCTCTTTAGAATCGATTATCTGGATTTCACCCCATCGCGCCGGGATCGCATCGTCTACAATTCAACGAATTACAATATTTTCAATGTCCGGGAACTCGGATACGCCGATGGCCTGGAGATTAGCGGCAAAGCAAAATCCTCATGACTGTTGAAGCTGATTTACGCGGGGTGCTACTGGCCAGCACTCAAATAACTGCGCTGACAACACAGGTATATGCTACCTTGATGCCTCAGAATGCGGCTCTTCCGCTTGTGACCTATTATCGAATTTCCACTGTGAGAGAGTCCTGCATGGGGACCGATGCGGCGAATGTCGCGGCGCGATTCCAATTTGATTGTTGGGCAGATGACCCGACAGAAGCCAGATCTGTGGGCAATACGCTGCGGAGCGTATTGCAGCGATATGGGTCGTCTACCGGCACAGTCACGATCGAAACTATTTTTATCGAAGACCAGCAAGAGATTCTAGAGCGGGATGAAGACGAGGATGTCTACAGGGTTTCGCTTGATCTGATCGTTCATTACAAAGAGTGATGGGGCAGCAAGATGGCTAATTTTACAATCAAAAATCAAAAAATACTGATGGGGCCTATCCACATCACCACGCGGGCCAACGCGGTCGCCCTGAGCCAATCTGTCGCCAATTTGGACGACACGACTTACGGCCAGGACACGATGAGCAACCTGCCAGGCTTGCGCTCAATCGCTTGCAGTGTTGCTGGGTTGTTCGACCCGGATCCTGATTATGATGGCGCTTTATCCAGTCAATTGACGCTGGCGGGGACACCGTTCACCCTGGCAGACAGTACTACAGTCACGTCTGTGGCTTACTTTTTCAATTCAATGATTTCTGAATACTCGCCTTTTCAAAATAGCGTTGGCGAGGTCGCTGGCTTTAATTCGGGGGCAGTCGCCACCAAAACCACCAGCGGGAATGCCGATCTCGTTCGCGGTCAGGTAGGCTATTGGACGGAGAATTTCACAACCAGCGCAAATGGAACATCGGTCAACCTTGGTGCTGCGACTACGAGCCAGAGGGTTGGCGTCGCGATGCATTTATTTGGCATTCCCTCCAGTACTTTCACTTTTGCCGCAACTGTCCAATCGGCCGCCAGTAGCGCCGCCAGTTCTAGTCAATGGACGACGCAATTTACTTTTTCAACGTTTTCGACAAAGGGATCAACCTTCATTACCAGCTCTGGAAATGTCACCGATACCTGGTGGCGCTTCACTCATGCCACGGTGTCCAGCTCTCAATCGACTGGGCTCAGTGCTGCCGGTGTGTTCGGTATTTATTAGTAGCGGCGGAAAAAAGGAGATTAATCAATGGCCACATTGGTCTTGGACGATGCGTACGTAATTATGAATTCCACCGCACTGTCTGGCGTCCGCCAGGTCACGGTGAATCACCAGGTTAACGCGGTGGATGACACCGTCATGGGGCAGGACACCCAATCCAACCTACCCGCCCTGAAAAACTGGAGCGCTTCGATCACCTTTGCTCAGGATTTCAATGGCGCTGTTATTGACTCCCAGCTTAACGGCTTGATGGGCTCTCGCTTTCTGCTTCAGGTGCGCGTCACCAGCGCCGCCCGCAGCACGCAAAATCCTGAATATCAGGGCTATGCCATGATCACCGATTACGGGATTTTCAGCGGTGCACCTGGCGATTTTGCCGAGGCCCCTGTATCGATTGTTCCGGCGAAAAGCTCGACCGGCGGCAATAGCACGCCAGACTTGACGAGGACAACCAGCTCAACTTAGTGGAAAATTGGAGGCGGACCAATGATCGACCTGAAGCGCTGCACGCGCTGTATTATGCCGGAAACCCAAGAGGGTGTTGAATTCGACGAAATGGGCATTTGCACGGCGTGCCAATCCTCAGAGCAAAAGATGCACATCAACTGGCAGGAGCGCCGAGGACAACTAGCTGGCATCCTGGACAAGGCAAAAGCGAATGCTGGAGACAACTATGATTGTATTATTCCCATTTCAGGCGGCAAAGATAGCTTTTTCCAGCTTCATGTTCTTGTTAAAGAATTTGGGCTAAAGCCTCTAGCCGTAACGTTTTCCCACAACTGGTTCAGCGAGACTGGATACCATAATCTGATGCTGGCGCTGGAAACTTTCCAGGTCGATCATGTCCAGTTTACGCCAAATCGGGCTTTGGTTAATAAACTGGCTAAAAAATCCATCTTTAAAATCGGGGATGCTTGCTGGCATTGTCATTCCGGCGTGGGAGCTTTCCCGCTCCAGACGGCTGTTCGCTATGGCATCCCCCTTTTGGTTTGGGGAGAATCCATCGCTGAGGCGTCAGGGCGGGCAAGCTATGACACGCCGGTGCGGAAGTTTGACCGGGAATATTTTGAAAAGGTATCGGCCAAAGTCCCGCCAGCGGCGATGCTTGGAGATGGGATCACCGAGCAGGATCTTGCTCCATTCCGCCTGCCGACAGCCGAGCAATGCGAAGCCATCGGCCTCCAGGGCATCCACCTTGGCGACTACATGTTTTGGGACGACGAGAAACAAATGGAATTCGTCCGCGACCACTACGGTTGGAAAGAAACCGAGATCGAAGGCACTTACAAGTGTTACAAATCCGCTGAATGCATCATGCCAGGCGTTCACGACTTTGCTTGCTACCTGAAGCGCGGCTATGGCCGGGCGACGTATCAAGCGAGCCTCGACATTCGCAACGGCCTGATGACCCGCCAGGAAGGCCTTCAAATCGCATCGTCCTATGATAAGGAAAGGCCTCACGCTTTAGACTACTTCCTGGAGGTTACAGGCCTCAATGAAGATGAATTCCATCAGGCAGTGGATTCCCACCGGCATCCTACCTTAAATGAGCGTCCGCCGAGTGCTGAAAAGAATCGGAAGCATCCTGAAAAGCTGACCCCGCTTCCCCAGCAGGTTTTAGAGCAATGAACCGTGAAGCCTATGACCTCTGGGAAGAAAAGGTCAACGCTTGGGCGGAAATCAATACTTATGAAGAAGGCTCATCTGGCGCATTCTCAGTCGGCATTAAAGACGTAATCAACACCGCTGATTGTCTTACAGAAATGGGGAGCCCGCTTTGGCAAGGGTTCGCGCCTGGCAATGATGCCCGCGTGGTAACAAAGCTTAAGGAAGCGGGATGCCTCATTGCCGGGAAAACCGTCACCGCTGAGTTTGCGGTCCATCATCCTGGGCCAACCCGAAATCCCCACAATCTGGCCAGAACGCCAGGGACGTCCTCCAGCGGTTCAGCGGCGGCAGTGGCTTGCGGAATGGTGCCAGCG